TGGGGTGATGGCCGCCTATTGACGACAACAGAAATGAGGACTGCCTGATATGAGCGAGCCCTACTTCGGTTGGCGCACGAGCGCTCCCGGAGCCGCGCGGACTGTGGGTGCGGCAGATGAGACTACGGTCAGCGAGATCGAGGTCATAGGTCGAGGCCCAGGAGCGGCGCAGACGACGGGGTTCTGGTCGCGCGACCCTGGCTTCATCGAGAGCTTAATACCCGTTTGGGGGTCCACACGCGGCCTGATCGCAGACTTAAAGCAAGGCGATCGACGAGGGGCAGCGATCAATGGCGCCATGCTCTTGAGCGAGTTAAACCCGCTTGCCTGGGGGGCGACGGCTCTAAGTAAGGCCGGCATTCGTGCTGCGATGAAAGCTGGAACAAGCCGGACTTGGAACGCAACGCGTAAGCGCATGGCGAGACAAGGGTACTTTAAGGAGGGTGAAACGGGGCACCACTGGTTTTTTCCTCAGGCATCCACGGCGCCGCTCTGGATTGTCAACCACCCAGCAAACATCGTAAAATTGCCCGCCGATGTGCACAAGCGGATACACTCTCGAGATCTGAAAAATGGCCTGCCGCGTTTCAATATGGCTGAGCGGCTCTACTACGGCACTCCGTCATGGCTAAAGGTTGAGGCTGGTCGCGCTTCGGGCCTCACGGTCGGCAAGGCATCGATGGCGGGCAACCAGGCGGAGCCGGTCTATCTTAGTGACGCGATCGACGCTCCTGAGGCGAGGCAAGAGGTGTCGACGGCATCTCATCTTGTTCCGCTTGGTGGCGGTGCGTTCGCGATTAGGCCAGGGCGGATCAACGACTATGACTCAGGCGGCTACTGGTAGACTCTCGCCCGTAAGTTCGTGATATGTTCCGGCTTGAGGGTGCTAATGAGTTGGCGGGATGAGGATGGCGGCGAGGCAGTGGCGATGGGTGGCGGCGGGGGCGGCGATGCTGAGCGCCGGCAGCTGCGGCTACGCCACCGGTGGCTTCTGGATCGGCGACGGCTGCAATGACCAGGCGGGCTATTGGGAAGATGGCCTCTGCTACATCATCGGCGCGCGCCAGAGCACGCCGCGCGGCTGGCAAAGCGTACAGGCCGCGGAGTTGGCGGCGGTCAAGGACGTGGCTCATGACTGGGGGCGGCTCACAGCGTCCGGGGCCGACCTTGATGGCGACGGCGAAGGCGATGCGGTTGCGGTCCTTGTGGACCCGACGCTGACCCAGTTCCGCGTCTTCGCTTTCTTCTCCCGGGACGATTTCTCCGGAGATGCGGCCCGTGCGCTGACCGAGGCGCGGCCCATCGCGGAGGTGGATGCGGTGTCCGTAGAATTTAACAAGCCCGCGCCGTCCTCCGCTGCGGCGGCGAGCTTCACCTTTCGCCAAAGGGTCGACTGGAGGGCCCGGGACACCACCTACACGTGGGCGGAAGGCCGCCTGGTCGAGGTGGCGTCATGACGATTGAGCCGCCTCCCTTTCCCACCTGGCGGCTGCTGAGAGGCCTGCTCGCGTCCGTCGTGATGGTCGTTTTGCTGATGGGCTCCTGTGTTGTCGGCTGCAATGGCCGCGCTTTCGAGTACGGGGAGCGCTGCCGCGACCATGGTGGCGTTCGGAGCCGACTGGACTGTCACATGCCCCGCCTGACGGTGATCCCGCCGGACGGTTGGGTCTTCCGGACGACGGCGGACCTGATGCCGATCTATGGAGACGATCCTCCCTGGATGAAGGCGCTCGACCACTATCAGCGCCTCGCAGTGAGGGCGGACTTCGATGGTGACGGGAGGGAGGACCAGGCGGCCATCCTGCTGGACGAAGCCTATGAGAGTTTCGCGATCTATGCGTTTCCGGCGGGCCGCGAGCCGGTGATGCTGGCGCCGGGCCGGCCGATGACGGCGCTGCCCGGGAAGTCGCTGGCGGTGCGTGAGGCGAAGGCAGATAGCCCGCCGTCCCTGGTCGTGAAGACCGCGGACGGCGAGGACGAGGCGTACGCCTGGGATGGCGCGACGTTCGTGAAGACGGCCGGCTAAGAGCCGGACGGACCTAAGGAAATTCGGATTTCTCTGACACAGCGTCCCCGGCTTGGGACGCCAAAGGGCGTTTGCATGACCCATGACGACATCCTGCGCGACGCCCGCGAGGCGTTCGAGCGTGCGTCGGCCCATGAGGCCGAGATCCGCGAGGAGGCCCGCGACGACTTGCGGTTCGCCAGGCTGGGCGAGCAGTGGCCGGAGAAGGTGCGCCGGGACCGGGAGCTGGATGGGCGGCCCTGCCTGACCATCAACCGGCTGCCGGCCTTCATCCGCCAGGTGGTCAATGACGCGCGGTTGAACAAGCCGGCCATCGCCTGCCATCCGGTGGACGACGGCGCCGACCCGCAGACGGCCGAGATCTTCAATGGCCTGATCCGCCATATCGAGCAGTCGAGCGATGCCGAGGTGGCCTATGACACGGCGCTGGATTTCGCCGTGACCTGTGGCTTCGGCTATTTCCGGATCAACACCCGCTACGCCCGCGACGACAGCTTCGAGCAGGACATCGTCATCGAGCGGGTGGCCGATCCGTTCAGCGTCTATGGGGATCCGGACTCCACGGCCGCCGACTCCTCCGACTGGAACACCGCCTTCGTGGTCGACAGCCTGCCGCGGGCCGCATTTCAGGCCCGCTGGAAGGGGGCTGAGGCGGCGGACTGGTCGGGGGCTGGCTATGGCGGCCTGACCGAGGCCTGGGGCGATGGCGACCGGGTGACGGTGGCCGAGTTCTGGCGGCGCGAGGCGACAGCCCGCAAGATCGTGGGCTTAAGCGACGGCCAGGTGATCGAGCTTTCCGCCTATGAGGCGCAGAAGGGGCTGTTCGACGCCCTGGGCGTCAGCGTCGTCGGATCGCCGCGGCAGGTGGCGAGCCACCGCGTGGTGCAGCACGTGGTCACCGGCGCCGAGGTGCTGGAAACCGTGGAATGGGCCGGGCGGTTCATCCCCATCGTGCCGGTCTATGGCGAGGAGCTGCGGATCGACGGCCGGCGACGGCTGCGCAGCCTGGTCCGCGACGCCAAGGACCCGCAGCGGATGTTCAACTACTGGCGGACCACGACCACCGAGCTGGTGGCCCTGGCGCCCAAGGCGCCGTTCATCGGGCGCAAGGGCGCCTTCGAAACCGACGCCGAGAAGTGGGCCACGGCCAATGTGCAAACCCACGCCTACCTCGAATATGACGGCCCCGAGCCGCCGATGCGCCAACCGTTCGCGGGCGTGCCGGCAGGCGCGTTGCAGGAAGCGCTGAACGCCAGCGACGACATGAAGGCGATCATGGGCCTGCATGACGCCAGCTTAGGCGCGCGGTCGAACGAGACCAGCGGCCGGGCGATCATGGCCCGCCAGCGGGAGGGGGACGTCTCCACCTTCCACTATATCGACAATCTGAGCCGGGCGATCCGGCACGCCGGCCGGATCCTGATCGACCTTATCCCCAAGGTTTACGCCGCGCCGCGGGTGGTGCGCGTGCTGGGGCCGAGCGGGGAGGCGAGGCTGGCGACTGTGAACCAGCCGATGGCGGTGCGGGAGGCCGATGCGCAGGGCCAGGTGCGCGAGGTGAAGCGGATCTATGACCTGAGCGTCGGCAAGTACGACCTGACGGTGCGGGCCGGGCCCAGCTTCACAAGCCGACGGGAGGAGGCGGCGACCCAGATGATCGAGCTGATCCGGGCCTATCCGGCCGCCGCCCCGGTGATCGGCGATCTGCTGGCGCGCAACCTGGACTGGCCCGGCGCCGATGAGATCGCTCAGCGGCTTTCGAGCCTGCTGCCGGCGCAGGTGCGGGGCGAAGCGCCGGAATTGGGCGAGGCTCGGGCGGCCATCGAGAAGCTGTCCCAGGCCCTGGCCGCCGCCAACCAGAAGCTGGAGGCCATGGGGCGGGACCAGGCGCTAGAGACCCGCAAGCTGGAGATCGCCGCCTTCGAGGCGCAGACCAACCGTCTCAAGGTGACGGGCGCCGCCTGATCCGCCTGGCGTGTTTTAGAAGACATTCAAGGACATCATGATGATGCAAGACCCGACCTATCAGGGCGGCGCCGATCCGCGTCCGCTTGGCCCCGGCGCTGACGAGATCGACGAGATCGAGCACGGCGGGCAGTTCTATCGCCTGCCGCGGGCGCTGAAGGCGCAGCTGATGGCCAACATCGACCATGAGAGCGCCGTCCAGGCTGTGGCGGCTGAGCGCCGGGCCCTGGCCGAGCGGGCGAAGATGATGGAGCTGGAGGCCGAACTCGCCAGCGCCAGCGCGCAGGATCGGGCGGTGCTGATCGCCCTTGAGCAGCAGTTGGCGCAGTTCGAGGGCGTCGACTGGCAGGCGCTGAGCCAGCAGGACCCGCAGCTGGCCCAGGCGCTGTGGGCGCAGGCGAACGATGTCGCTCAGGCCCGGGAGGCCTATGGCCAGGCCCTGGCCCAGCAGGAAGAGATGGTCCGGGCCGCAGCCGGCGAGCGGGCGCGGATCGAGCTGGAGGAGACCGGCCGGGTCCTGGCCGGCCAGATCGAGGGCTGGTCGCCGGAGGTGGCGGCCAAGCTCGTGGAATACGCCCAGGCCTTCGGCGTCACCCTGGAGGAGCTTCGCGAGGTGGCTGATCCCCGGCTGTGGATGATCCTGCACCGGGCCCAGCAGGGGGAGGCGGCGCTGCAGGCGCAGACGCAAGCGCCGCAGATGGGCGGCGCTGCGCCGGCCCGGGCGGCGGCCATGCAGGTGCGCCCGGCTGTGCAGGTGGGCGGCGGCTCGGCCCCGGCCAGCGCGGTGCGCGACGACATGGGCGCAGCCGAATGGATGCGTCGCCGGAACGCCCAGGCGATGGCCGGGCGGTAGTTCCACGCCGGGCGCCAGCGCGCGCCCGATCCCTATCCGACAACCTGACCGGCGTAGCCGCGCCGACCCGCATTCCATCCTCAAGGAAGACGAGATCTCATGGCCAATTCGCTGCTTTCCCCGACCGCGGTGACCCGCGAAGCCCTGCGTGTGCTGCATCAGAAGCTGAACTTCGTGGGCTCGATCACGCGGGAGTATGACGACAGCTTCGCACGCCAGGGCGCAAAGGTGGGCGACACGCTGAAGGTGCGCCTGCCCAACCAGTATGTGGTGCGCACCGGCCCGACCCTGGACGCCCAGGACACCACCGAGACCAGCGTCGAGCTGAAGGTGCAGACCCAGAAGGGGGTGGATCTGAACTTCACCTCAGTGGACCTGACCCTGTCGCTGGACGACTTCTCCGAACGGATCATCGAACCGGCCATGAGCGTGCTGGCGGCCAATATCGAGGCCGACGCCATGGGCATGTACAAGGACGTCCACAATCAGGTGAACAACCAGGGGGCGGCGGCCAGCTTCGCCAAGATCCTGCAGGGCCGGAAGATCCTGGTGGACAATCTGGCGCCCCTGGCTGGCCGGACCTGCAACCTGAACACCCAGGACAATGTGGACCTGGTGGACGCCCTGAAGGGCCTGTTCAACGACAAGGCCAGCATCTCCAAGCAGTACCGCGAAGGCTTCATGGGCCGCAGCGCGGGCTTTGACTTCATGGAAAACACGCTGTGGCCCTCGCACACCGTGGGGTCCAAGTCCGGGTCGCCCCTGGTGAACGGGGCTGGTCAGACGGGCGGGACACTCGCCACCGATGGCTGGGCCAATAGCTCGCCGGTGCTGAAGGCCGGCGATGTGTTCACCATCACAGGCGTGTTCCGGGTCCATCCCGAGACCAAGCAGTCCACCGGCGTGCAGCAGCAATTCGTGGTGAAGGCCGACGCAAGCTCCAACGGCTCAGGGGTGGCCAATCTGCAGATCTCCCCGGCCATCGTCACCAGCGGCGCTGCGCAGAACGTGTCGAACGCGCCGGGCGACAATGCGCAGATCCAGGTGGCTGGGACGGGCGGGGCGGCCCACGGGGTGTCCATGGCCTATCACAAGGGCGCCTTCGCCTTCGCCACCGCCGACATGGTGATGCCGCGGGGGGTGGATTTCGCTGCGCGAGAGGTCTTTGACGGGGTCTCCATGCGGATCGTGCGGCAGTACGACATCAACAACGACAAGTTCCCCTGCCGCCTGGACGTCCTCTACGGCTTCCAGACCCTGCGCCCGCAGCTAGCCTGTCGCCTGGCCAATAACTAGGCCCACCCGCCGTTTGACGCGAACTGGGGCGGTGGGGGCCTGACCGCCGCCGCCCGTCTGGCTGGGAGGAGGGCGCATGGCGCTGACAACCTATGACGACCTGAAGACCGCCGTGGCCGACTGGCTGGAGCGGAGCGACCTGGCCGGTCGGGCGGCCGACTTCATCACCCTGGCCGAGGCGCGGCTGAACCGTGAGTTGCGGCTGGGGGTGATGGAGTCTGAGGTGAGCCTGATTGCGGCCGCCGGGGCGCGGACTGTCGCCCTGCCAGAGGACTGCCGCGAGGCGCTGGGCCTGTGGCGGGAGGAGGGCGCCGAACGCCAGCCCATGCGCTATCGGCCCGCCGGCATGTCGCCGCACAGGGAGACGGCCGGGCGGCCGGCGTATTGGACCCTGCAAGGCGCCGTGATCCTGCTGGACCGGCCCTGTGCGGCGGAGACGGGTTTCGTCCTTCGCCAGTTGGGGCGGCTGGAGCTCAGCGCGGCGTCACCCACCAATGCGGTGCTGGCCGAGCATCCTGACCTCTATCTGTTCGCCGCCCTGGCCGAGGCCTGCCCCTATCTGCGGGATGGGGAGATGGCAGGACATTTCGGCGCCCGGTTCGAGATGGCCCTGGTCCAGGCTCGCGCTGCTGACGCCCGGCGTCACGGCCTGGCGCGGCTGGTCACAGATCTGCCGCAGCTGGAGGTCCGGACATGCTGAGCCTTGGGCCAAAGGTTGATCCGTCTCTTCGGCCTCTGCTGGGGGAACTGATTGAGGCTGTGCGGGCGCTGCAGGCGCCAGGTGCGCCAACGCCGCTGTTTTCCTGCAAGGCCGCCGAGCTGCCGCCGGCCAGCAACTGGCCGCAGACCCTGGTCCTGGTGGCTGATCTTTCGACGCTGGCTGTCTCTGACGGCGCCGCCTGGGTGCGGCAAGACACGGGAGCTGTCATCTGATGCCTTCGACCTACACCGCCTCCCTGCGCCTGGAGATGCAGGCGGCCGGGGAGAACCTGAACACCTGGGGCGCGCCGCGTCTGAACCAGGTGATCGACCGCCTGGACCAGGCGATCGCCGGACGCAGCGCCATCGTCCTTGATGGCGACCATGTGCTGACCAGCGCCAACGCCGCCGACGATGAGGCGCGGCGGGCCATGCTGGACTTTTCGGGCGTGGGGCCGGCCACGGTGACCCTGCCGGCGACCAGCAAGATCTATCTGGTCCGCAATGGGGCCAGCGGCCCCGTGACCCTGACCACAGGGGCTGGGGCCGTGGCGCGCGTCGATCCGCAGGACGTGGCGCTGGTGGCCTGTGACGGGGGTGAAGTGTTCGCCCTCGGGGTCGGCGGTCTGAGCCTCAAGTCCTATGTCGACGCCGTGGCCTGGAGCTACAACGCCGGCGCCCTGCCGGCCCAGACCGGCAATGCCGACAAGGTCGTGGCCACAGATGGCCAGGACGCCGGCTGGCGGCTCGTCACCACCCTTCCTGACTATGTCCAGGATCAGGCCCAGCAGGCCGTCGCCGCCGAGCGACGGGCTGTGGCCCTGGCCTATTTCGGCTGAGGAGAGCCCATGAGCGCCATCGCCACCAATCAGTTCATCGCTGTCCAGCGACCCATCGCCTATGCTGCGGTGGCCACCACCGCCGAGACCGCCTTTCACGCCCCCACCCATGCGGTGGAGGTGGTGCCCGCCGCCGACAATGTGCAGGGGATGCGGATCACCAAGGCCTACGCCCTGACCCGGGCCGCGCCCGGGGCGGTGATCCATTGTCAGCTCTATGGGCGGGTGGGATCCACCGACACCCTGATCGACTCGGCGACCCTCGCCAACACCGCTCCCTCGGCGAGCGCGGCCGGCGGCAAGGCGGTGTTCGACGCCAGCGAGGAGGACCCCCTGTTCCTGCCGCCGGGGGTGGGTCTGGCCTTCGCCATCGGCGGGGCGGTGGCCAACGGCGTCGTCTGCCGGGTTTCCGGCGGCGCCTACGACCCGTTGCCGTGATGGGGCGGGGACCCAGGGGCGATCAGCCTCGACGGCGGGGCGGGGGGCGATCTGAGTTGATCTCCATCCAACTCGTCACTGCCCCGGGAGCTGGGGAGTTTGTCTCGCCAAGCGACTGTATTCTTGAGTTCTTTCTGCGAGGAGGCGGAGCGTCTGGATCGATTGCTTTCAATAACTCACGTGGCGGTGGTGGGGGCGGTGGAGTACGCCACTCTGTTCCGCTGAGAAAGAACCAGACCGTCACTTACATGATTGGTGCGGGGGCGGCCGGAAACGGTGCCGAAGGGACCTTCGGAAAGGACGGATTTGACTCGAAGGTTCTGCTTCCAAATGGCTCCTTGGTTGTCGCGGGAGGCGGTCGTGGAAACGGTGATGGCGGCCAGTCATACGGCGGACTCGACAATCGACCTGGCGCTACTTCTGGCCCTTTGAACAGCGCAGGCGGCGACTCCGCGTCGTTCTCGGACTTTGGACCAATCGATTTCTTCGCGGCCGGGCAAGGCGGTGCATTTGGCGTAACTGGCTTGCGAGGGTCATCGCCCGGGGGTGGCTCCGGGGGCTGCCCACCTGGCGGAAACGGTACGTCGTTGCCGGGTGCCGATGGCTCTCTAGTCTACATCCTTTCTAGGCCTTCATCATGAGAATACCTCTCGACCTTCCACCTGGGCTTGTGGGGGATGAGACCTCGTTTGCGGCCGCGGGGCGGTGGGCGGATGGGTCGAATGTGCGGTTCTGGCGCGGGCGACCTCAGGTGATCGGCGGGTGGGAATCCCTTGGGGGTGGAGACCTCACCGGCGTCTGCCGCAAGGTGTTCGCCTGGACCGACAACGCCGCGGGGCTGAACGTCGCGTTTGGAACCCACAGCGCCCTGCAGGTGTGGATCGGCGGCGGTCTCTTTGACATCACCCCGGTGCTCGCCCGGCCGGCCGTGAGGTTGGAGCCGGCGCCTCTGGCGGTGAGCGAGGGCTCAGAGGTGGTCACGGTGAGGCTGGCGGGGCATGGCCTGGCCGATGGTGAGGTTGTGGATGTGACCGGCGCGACGGCGGTCGGCGGCGTCACCCCCAACCTCTCCGGTGCGGTGGTCACCGGTATTGACCAGGACCACTTCAGCTATGTGTTCAGCGCGCCGGCGACCGCGTCCGCGACCGGGGGTGGGACGGCCGTGGTGGTGACGCCTCGCCTGGCCTTCGCGCCCGGCGCCGTCAATGGAACCGGTGGGCAGGGCTATGGCACCGGGACCTATTCCACCGGAGCCTATTCGGCCCCGTCGACCAGCGATTTCTATCCGCGCACCTGGAGCCTGTCGGCGTTCGGCGAGCAGCTGATCGCCAGCCCCCGGGGTGGAGCCCTCTATCGGTGGGCCAATGACGCCGGCGAGGCGGCCGCCCCCCTGGCGCAGGCGCCGCGGCAGGTCAGCGTGTCCCTAGTGTCGCATACCGACCAGATCTTCGCGCTGGGCTGCAACGAAGAGGTTTCTGGCGTCTTCAACCCGCTGTGTATCCGGCACAGCGGCGTCAGGTCCCCGGAGAGCTGGACGACGGCGCCGGACACCACGGCGCGGGAATATGTCCTGCCGGGCGGCGGACGGATCGTGGGGGCCTGCGCGGCGGGTCAGTTCATCCTAGTCTGGACATCGGACCGGCTGTTCGTCGGGACGTTTGTCGGCGCCCTGAACCAACCCTGGCGGTTTGATCCGGTTGGCGAGCACTGCGGTCTGATCGGACCCAACGCCTTTGCGATGGCGGGCGCCAGGGTCGTCTGGATCGCGCCTGACCTGCAGTTTCGGAGCTACAGCCTGGGTGGGGCGGTGGAGATCGTGCCCTGTCCGATCCGGGAGGAGTTGGCGCGCCACCTGGCCCGCGCCCAGGAAGATAAGATCACGGGCTCGACCCTCAGCCTGTATGACGAGGTGCGCTTTGACTATCCCGACGCGCGGGACGGCAACGAGAACAGCCGCTATCTCGCCGTCTGTCTGGGGGACGGCGCCTGGTCCAGGGGGATCATGGCGCGGACCGCTTTTGTGGACGCCGGCCCGCAGGGCGACCCCATTGGGGTGACGCCAGAGGGCAGGGCCTATTGGCACGAGCGCGGTCAATCGGCCGATGGCGGGGCCTTCGCCTGGTTCATCGAGAGCGCTGACCAGCTGTTGCATCCTGACCAGACGCTGATGGTGCGCGGCCTGTGGCCGGACATGGCCCTGCAGGCCGGCGCGGCGAGCCTGCGACTGACCACCCGATTGAAGCCGCAGGGGGCTAGCCGGACCTACGGACCCTATGGCCTGGCGCCCGGCGCCAGCCGCCTTGATTTGCGGGCGACGGGCCGGCTGTTTCGGGTGCGGTTCAGCGGGCAGGGGGCGCCGACAGCCGGTCGGATCGGTCGGCCGGTCTTCGACGTGGTCCCCGCCGGCGGCCGGTGACCCCGCAGACCTGGGCGGCCTGCCGCGGCTGGCTGTTGCCGGCGCTGCGGGCTGAAGATGGGGACGAAGCGGCCCTGTTGGCGGACATTCAGAGCGGACGCGCCCAGCTTTGGGCCGGCGAGGGCGCGGCGGTGGTCACCCAGTGTGTCACCGCCCAGGACGCCCGAACTCTGCACATCTGGCTGGCGGGCGGGGACCTTGCAGCCGTCCTGGCCCTGCGGCCGGGGATCGAGGCCTGGGGGCGCGGTCTGGGCTGCGAAGCGATCACGATTGAAGGCCGGGCGGGCTGGGCGCGGGTGCTGCGCGCCCATGGCTATCAGTCCCAAGGCGCGGTTTTGAAAAGGAGCCTGTGATGGGCAAGCGGAAGTCTTCTTCCACATCCACCTCCACTGAGCGGGCGACGGTGACGCCGAACAACCCGCTCTGGGTGACCGATCAGGTGCAGGGGTTGAGCGATCGGGTCGGTCAGCTCGGCCGGCTTGATCCCTACAGTCTGGTCTCGCCTCTGTCGGCCGGGGAGCGACAGGCGTCCCAGGGGGCGGCGGCCTTGGGCCGCTACGGCTTCGCCTATGATGAGGCTGCGGATTGGACCCGGGGCG